TTCTTTCAGCAACAGGTGAAACTAATGTTGATATAAATTTAAACCCTAAAGGAACGGGTGTACTTAAAAGTGCAACAGCTGCAGTTAAAATTGCAGGGACAGAGACTATGTGGGTTCCATCTTCAGCAATGTATCCATCAACAACTAATGGTGCTGACCCTCAACAAGTTGAAACAACAGCCACAAGACCTGATATGAAAGTATTAGACTTTGATGCAGGTACAGATGAATTTGCACAATTTTCAGTAGCTTTTCCTAAATCGTGGAATGAAGGCACAATAACTTATCAAGTATATTGGACCCCAAATAATACAAGTACAGGTGACTGTATATTTAAATTAGCAGCTGTTGCATGTGGAGATAATGATACTATTGATGTTGCTTATGGTACTGCTGTTGCAGTTACAGATGCTGGTCTAGGAACAGTAGAAGATCAACAAGTTTCATCTGTAAGTAGTGCAGTTACAATTGCAGGTTCTCCTGCAGTTGATCAACAAACTTATTTTCAAATAAAAAGAGACGCTGGTGCTGGTGGAGATACTTTTACAGGTGATGCAAGACTTTTAGGTGTTAAAATATTCTTTACTACTGACGCGGCTAACGACGCATAAGGAATTTAGATATGAGAGATTTAAAAAATAAACTTACTTTAGGTAAGAATACAAAAAATATACAATCCAGAAAAGGTAAATCTTTTGGTTATCAAGTCTTAGGATTTGGTGCTGGAGGAGGAAAAACTGTTATATCATTACAATATTTAGTAATTGGTGGAGGTGGATCTGGTGGTCAAGCTTTTAACTCTTTTGCTGCAGGTGGTGGCGGAGCTGGTGGACAACTAGCGGCTACAGGTTATGAATTATTTGCAGGAGATCCCTATACAGTCACAGTAGGAGCAGGTCTTGTCGGTTCAGTAGGCAGTGGTGGTACACCTCTCGCACCTGATTCAGTTTTAGCTACTATTACAGCGAAAGGTGGAGGTAGAGGTGGTTTTGCTTCTTTTAACCCTTTAGCCGGAAACGGTGGTTCTGGTGGTGGTCAATCAGATAATAACCAAGGAACAGGTACTCCCGGACAAGGAAATGATGGTGGTACTGGTAATCCAAACACTGGAGGTGGTGGTGGTGGTGGAGCTGGTGCTGTTGGTGGTAATGGTAGTGGTAACCCTTCATCAAGAGCTGGTGGTAATGGTGGAGCAGGTGCAGCAAATTCTATAACAGGATCTTCAGTTACAAGAGCTGGAGGTGGCGGTGGAGCCTATGGTGGTAATGGTGGAGCCGGTAATCCTAGTGGAACAGGTGGAACAGGTCCATCAGGTACAAATATCGGAGGATCAGGAGTAGCAAACACTGGCGGCGGCGGTGGTGGCGGATCTGGAAATGGACCAGGTTCAGGGCCTAACCGAGGAGGAAACGGTGGTTCTGGAATTGTTATTGTAAAATATTCAGATACACTTACTATTTCAAATCCTGGTGGTGGTTTAACTATCTCAACTCCAGGTGCAGGAGGTGGATTTAAAATTTCATCTATTACTGCTGGAACGGGTTTAGTACAATGGAATTAAATAATATATAATATGGCACATTACGCATTTTTAGATAAGAATAATATAGTAACCGAAGTTATCGTTGGTAAGGAAGAAAATGAAGACGGTATTGATTGGGAACAACACTACGGTAATTTTCGTAAACAAACTTGTAAAAGAACTTCATACAATACATTTCATGGAGAACATGTATTAGGTGGTACACCTTTTAGATTAAACTATGCAGGAGCAGGTTTTACTTATGATGAAACACTAGATGGTTTTATAGAACCTAAACCATTTGATTCTTGGGTATTAGATGAATTAAAAGGTAAATATAATCCTCCTGTTGTTTATCCTGAAACTTATACACAAAACCTTACTGATCCGAGAACCGATCAACCTGTTTCTGATTTATATTTATGGGACGAAAATACAACATCTTGGACTTTACAAACTAATTAAAATACTTTAATAAAGTATTAATGAAAGAAACGAGAATTAGTGGCGTAATTAGAAAAATGAAAGAACCAAGAATTATTGGAATATTTCCAACACCTGTTTACATGTCACAATTAAATAGAAAACTAACATCATTAGAATTAAAGTTTGTAGAAAAAAATAAAAAAACACTTATAAAAAATGCAGGTAATACTACGTCTGCTAATAATTATATTTTAAATGAAAAACCATTTAAAAAATTAAAAAAAGAATTACAATTAAGAGTCGACGATTATTTTCAAAAAGTAATATCCTCTAAAAATAATATTACACCTTACATTACACAATCTTGGGTTAACTATACTGAAAAAGATCAGTATCACCATAAACATACACATTCTAATTCACTTATATCAGGAGTGTTTTATATTAATTGTCATAAATCATTAGATAAAATTACATTTTTTAATGAAACACATAAAACTATAAAACCTGAAGTTAAAAATTGGAATTTATTTAATTCTGAATCATGGTGGTTTCCAGTAACAACAGGAGATATTTTTTTATTTCCATCTTCTTTAACCCATATGGTTGAAACTAAACAAGGCGAGAATACTAGAATAAGTTTATCTTTTAATGTTTTTATTAAAGGAACTGTTGGTAGTAATCATGATCTAACAGAACTTATATTAGATTAGTTATGAAAAAAAATTTAGATTTTTATGTAAAAACAATACCTAATTTTTTAAACAAAAACATTTGTAATAAAACTATAAAAGAAATTAAAAAACTAAAATGGCAACAACATGAATTTTATGATGTAAATACTAAAGAAAATATAAATAGGTCTGGAAAACAAGAATTAGATGTATCAACGAATATAAGTAATGAAGGTATAGATTCAAAAATTATTATGGGAAAATTATGGTTAGCAATTGATAGTTATATAAAAGATTATAAATTTAATTGGTTTAATAGTTGGCAAGGTTATTCAAAAATAAGATTTAATCGTTATTCAAAAACTAAAAAAATGGCAGAACATTGTGATCACATACATTCTATGTTTGATGGTAAAATAAAAGGTATACCTATTTTAAGCATTGTTGGAGTTTTAAATGATAACTACGAGGGAGGAGAGTTTATAATGTTTAAAAATAAAAAGATTGAACTTCTAGCAGGAGACTTATTAATCTTTCCTTCTAATTTTCTTTACCCCCATAAAGTAGATCCAGTTAAAAAAGGAACAAGATATTCCTATGTTTCTTGGGTATATTAATACATGCATACTTTAATAATTGATAATTTTTTATCAAAAAAAGAATGTAATTTTTTAATTAATTTTTATAAAAAAAATAAAAAGAAAGCTTCTCTTTTTCGTGATGTTTATCCTATTAAATTAAATAAAAATGATTCTAAAATTAATTTCTTAACAGAAAAACTAGAAGAAACTTCTAAGTTATTTAATTGTAAAATTCATTGGTCAGAACTAGTAAAATGGCCTGTAAATTCTAAACAAGATTTACATTTTGATTTAATAAGTGGTGAAACAACTCTTGCTTCAATAGTTTATTTAAATGAAAATTTTGAAGGCGGTCAAACTTATTATGAAGATACCACAACTATTAAACCTGTTTTAGGCAGAGGTTTATTTTTTAATGGTGTTTTTTATAAGCATGGAGTAAACAAAGTTAAAAAAAATACAAGGTACGTTGTAGCAACTTGGTATAAAAATTCATAGTTTTTTGGATTATAAGCTTTGTTTTTAAGTTATTGCTACCAAGTGGTTTAATATGGTATAAGGTCTTGTAAAATAGGATTATTATGCTACAAAAATTAGGATTTTTACCAGGATTCAATAAACAAGTAACCTCAACAGGCGCTGAATCTCAGTGGACTGGTGGTACAAATGTACGTTTTAGATATGGTACACCCGAAAAAATAGGTGGTTGGAGTCAGTTAGGTGAAAGTAAATTAACAGGTGCTGCTAGACAATTGCATCACATGGTTAACAAAGCAGGTATTAAATATGCAATTATTGGAACCAATAGAATTTTATACGCATACTCAGGAGATGTGTATTACGACATTCACCCTTTAGTTAATCCATTGGGTACAGCCATTACAAATGCATTTAGCACAACTAATGGATCACCAACCGTAACTATTACGTTTGGTAGCGCACATAGTTTTCAAGCAGGTGATATAATTTTATTTGGTGAAGCATCTACATTTAGTGCTATTACAAATTCTAATTTTGGTGTTGCAGATTTTGCTAATAAAAAATTTATGGTAACAAGTGTACCTAATTCTACATCTATAACTATTACAATGCCCTCTAATGAAACAGGGTCGGGTGCTACTACTTCTGGAGGAATTACTTTTTTTCAATACTATCATGTGGGTCCAGCAGAACAAGTTGGTGTTTTTGGGTGGGGTATATCTAAATATGGTGGAACAGCAATTTCTCCTCAAACAACAACTTTAAATGGATCATTATCTGCTAACTCAGCAGGAACAGGTGGAACTGGAACTAGTATTGTTTTAACGTCTGTACTAAATTTTCCAACAGTAGGAACTAATTTTATACAAGTAGGCACAGAAGAAATTTCCTACACAGGGGTAAATACAGGAACAAATACTTTAACTGGAATAACTAGAAACGTTAGGGGGACAACAAATGCTTCTCACAGCACAGGAGCAACAGTTACGGATTATAGTAATTTTTCTGGTTGGGGTCAATCATCAGCTGACACAGACACCGTTGCTGAACCTGGTATGTGGGCATTAGATAATTTAGGAAGTACACTTATTGCTTT